GAGTATTACATTTCACATGGATAAGCATGGTGCGATAAAGACAATCAATAGAGCAGATGTCTTATACTCCGCTAGACACGAATAATTGTAAGTAGTATAATATAAAGGACAGTCACGATAACCCTTCAACACAAGGCGACTAATCTCTTAGAGGTTATTCGCCATTTTTCGTATATATGAATATCGACATTAAATCTTTGAATGACGCTCAAAAAATCCAACTGGTACAAAACCGTTGGAAGTCTTCTGATACTGTTTGGGATGTTGTTGACCGAATCTATAGAAACAATACAGCCATCTATGAAAATAAATCTGACTGGCTCACTAGTGTGCCGCAAAAACGAAAAGCTAGCGTAGTACAAGCTAACCGTATCTTCACAAACATGGAGGCAGTTATCAACTCTTTGATTGCTGAAACTCCTGGATTAAATGTATTGCCCGCTCGTGACGGCGATGATGCACAAGATTTTGCACGCAAGTTAGAGAGCTTCATGCAGAAGAAGTTTCTTGATTTGAACACAAAAGAAATTGTACGTAAAGGACTACGCAACCTTTACTTTGGACGTTTGCTTGTTATCAAAGCGTTCTGGAACCCAGCTATTGACGATTTTGATTATCGTGCCATTGACCCACGAAAAGTACGTTTTGGTAAGTATGCAACTAAGGAACAAGACAGTGAGTTCGCTATAGAAGAAATAGGCGACAATCTGTGTGCTGTGATTGAAAGGTTCCCTGAAAAGAAAGATGAGTTGATGAGAAAGTTTGGTATTTCAGATGATGCTGATTTGTATATTAAAAATCCAGACATCACATACAAAGAATCATGGATTCAAAATTACGTCATATTCTCAGTAGAGAACATCATTCTTGGTTGTATCAAAAACCCATATTGGGATTGGGACGGAATCTTGGTTACTGAGGAGGAACGGACAGAACTAGAAAATACAGAAGAAGAAGGTGGCTTGACTATTGAAAAGCGTCGAGAGCGCATCCAAGAGATTAAACTCAGTCAAGACGAAAGAAAGGCAGAAATACAGTCTATCCAGACTCCCCAAGCAGAGGAGGGTGGCGAAGAATACGAGACAGAGGAATTAATGGAACCTCCGTATAAGTCTTACTACTTCAACTACTTTGATGAACCTCGTAAGCCGTATATTTTTGCAACTGTATTCAACAACGAAAACTCACCAATTGGTCGTACTGACATGATTACTTTGTCTGCTGAACTGCAACGAGGTATCGATAAGCGCAAGATGGACATTGATGAAAACTGTGAACTTGCAAACGGTATTCTAAAAGTAGACTCAGAAGTAATGGGGAAGAGTGACGCACAACGTATCCGTTTCGAAACCAAAGGTGTTATCTGGGGTAAGGGTGTGGTCGCAGGTGTACAGCGTGAAACTGGTACACCACTGCCGCAAATGGTATTTGAAGACATGATTGACTCTCGTTCTGAAATTGACAACATCATGGCTGCAACTTCTGCGTTTAGAGGAGAGCGCCAAGGACAAGAAACTAAGGCTGGTCGTCTTGCGCTCATCCAGCAATCATTCCTCCGACTTAATGAACTGGTACAGGTCGTGGACTACGTGTATTACGAAATGTTCTCATGGGCAATGCAACTCGCCAAGACTCGATATACCGAATATCACTATGCAAAATGGATGGGCAAGGAAGGTGCCCGCGAGTTCATTGAGATTATTCAAGATGACTTCGAGACTGGTTCAGAGGTTAAAATTATTGCTGGTAAGACTCTGCCTGTTGATAACGAATTTAAGTTTGAACAAGCACAGAATGATGTGGAGAAGGGTTACATTTCTCCTGCTGACTATCTTGAAATAGCTAAGTACGATAACGCACGAGAGCTTGCACAAAATGCTGTTCTATATCAGCAAAACCCAATGGAAGCAGTAGGTCTTGCGGATAAGGACATGCCTGTACCGTTTGTTCCTGGACAACTCACTCCAGACCAGTTAGCAGCGACACAGCCACCAACACCGCCCCCAATGATGGGTGAAGAAGTACCACCACAAATGATGTAACCGAACACGACCTGAGATGTCGCTAAACTCAATCATTATCAACATAACCACGACCAAGCCTAGTGTTTCAGTCGCAAGACCAAGTCACACGAAGCAGTCCTATGCTTATGACAAATCCGATTCCATCAGAATCAATCGAGATTCCTAACAGTGAAGAAACTCCAGAAGTGGAAACTACACCAAGTGAAGAAACTCCAGAAGAACCAACTGAACCAGAAGTTACACCTGAACCTACTACAGAAGCAGAACTTTACGAACTGCCAGACGGACGAAAAGTAGACGGTGCCACTCTTGCAAAAGAATGGAAAGATAACTTCTTACCAGATTACACTCGCAAGTCACAAGAATTGGCAGCGAAGAGTAATCAAAACTTACCAACCGAGACTCCAAAAGTAGACCCTTATGCTGACCCTAATTATGTTCCACAGACTTATGCGGAGATAATCCAGGCAGCAAAAGAAGCGGCTCTTACAGAATTAGCACAAAAAGAGGAGCAGAAAATCGCACAGACTAAAGCTGTCGAAGATGCAGTTATCGCTCAGTTAGATGAAGTAAAGAAAATCGACCCTAACGTAGATGAGAACAAACTCTTTTTACATGCTAATAAATACGGGTTTAGAGACCTTAAGACAACTTACCGGAACATGCGAGACATGGGACAGATAACTAAAACTGTCCAGAAACAAACTGTGGAAAACATTGCCAAGCGCAACGACCCAGTATCAGTTTCTCCTGGTTCTGCTGTTGGGGTAACTCCAGACCCGTCTGCGTTTAGTTCTGCCGTGGACTACATGCGAAGTCTCAAAACTTAATCAATAACAAAATGATTTTTAACACCGCGGTCACAACTACAACTCGTGAGTTCATTCTCCCGAAAGTATTTGACCAAGTAACCACTGGTACACCAGGCCTCATGACTTTTTTGCAAAAGCCAAAGGAATGGAAATCAGGTACCTCTTATAAGTTTGCTATCAAGTACCAAGACACCACAAATGGTGGAAACATGGGTATCGCTGACAAGCTCGATTCAAACCGAGAGAATGTCCGCGTGCAAGCAGAATTTAACCTAAAGGCGGCTAACAAGCCAGTTGTTGTAGCTATCGCTGAGACAACAGCCAACATGGGTGACGAGCAAATTGTAGACTTGCTTGATACTGAGTTTGACTCACAAGCACAGTCACTCATGACTCTGATGGCACAAAACCTGTACACAGGTAACGGAACTGGTGATGATTGGGACTCGCTAGCTAACGCTGCAGCCGACTCTACAGTTTATGGAACTTACGGTTCTCTATCCCGTTCAACTTACTCAGCGTGGGAAGGATACTACCTTGCATCAGCAGGTGCTCTAACTCTCGCTAAGCTTGCTACAGCAGATGACGCTGTGACAATTGGTGTAGATAGTCCAGACCTTGCTCTTACAACTAAAGCAATCTGGTCAACTTACGAAAGTCTTTTGACTCCATCAGTTCGAGCAAACTTCTCTACTGCAGGATATCCAAAGATGAATGCATGGGGTGGCGTTCCTTCAACTCCTGGAATGGGAGCACAGCAAGGATTCGTATACCTTACTTTCCGTGGTACTCCAATTGCTAAGGATGAACAAGTACCATCAGGTAAGTTTTTCCTTACAAACACTAAGGGCTTCGGCTTTGTTGGTTTCAACTATGAAGATGAGTCAATTATGACTGCAAACTTCAAGAAGACTAGTGACGCAGTTCCATCAGGTGTTCCAGGTAACGTGAAGTCAACTCGTGGCTTCCAGTTCCGAAAGATGATGAATCCAGTAGACCAGCTTACTAAGGTAGGTTACCTTATCTACACTGGAAACTTTGTGGCTACAAATTGTCGCCTCAACGGTACACTCGCAGGAGCATCTTAATAGCATAAGCCTTTAACCCGTTAAATCGGAGAGGGTAATAACAAAAATTATGTCTACATTAATCGAACATTACGTTCCAGTTGTAAAATTCCACGGTCTCAACACAGACACCGCCGTTGACTTTGGCAGTACTTTGGCAGTAACAGGAGCAACAACACTTTCAAGTACCCTAGCGGTAACGGGAGTGGCTACCTTTACAGCAGCCCCTGTACTTCCAGTATTGACTAAAGCGAACACACAATTGGTAACGCACTCAACCTCAGCAGCTATCAACTCTACCGCGACCGCAACAGCAGCCGAGGTAGCGACAGGATACATAACATCGACATCAGCCGCAGCCACTACAATTACTCTTCCTACAGGGACACTGTTAGGGGCAGCATTGGGTGCTGTAGCTGGTACAGTCTTTGATTTGTACATTGATAACACTGCAGGAGCAAACACCGTTACAATTGCAGTAGCAACAAACGGTATTCTCTCAACTGCTGCTGCGGATACAGCAGGTTCATTTGGAGATTTGACAGTAGCGTCTGGAGTCACAGGACTCGCACGCTACACACTCATGTTCTCAAGTGCAACTGCTTATGTGTTTACACGAACAGCATAGTCGCGTGGTTAGCCTACCCTAAAAGGGCAACTTATAAGAATTGCTAATTCAAATAGCGGAGGGCTAAGAACCCAAAGCTGAAAATAGCAACAATCTTTGATAGCAGTGCCGTAGTTAGTTTTCATTTGGTATACTTACTGCATGAAAACAGGCTTTAAACACTCGAAAGAGACAATCGAAAAAATAAGACGAGCAAATCTTGGTAGAGTATTTTCAAAGGAATCTATAGAAAAGATGTCTAAAGCAAGTATTGGTAAAAAAGGTACTTACGGGCATCTTGGCAAGAAACATAGCGAAGAGTCTAAAAGAAAGATTTCCGAAAGCAAGAGGGGGAAAACCCTATCTGAATCTACAAAGGAAAAGATGAGGGAATCTGCTAAGCGTGGTCATTTATCTCATAGTTGGAAAGGGGGAATTACTCCTGAAAACAAAAAGATTAGAAATTCGATTGAGTATAAAGAGTGGAGAACAAAAGTTTTTGAAAGAGATAACTATCAGTGTTTGTGGTGTGGGGTATCTGGAAGTAAAAAATACTTACAAGCCGACCACATAAAACCTTTCTGTAGATTTCCAGAATTAAGAATGGAAATCACCAACGGGAGAACACTTTGTATAGATTGTCACTCAAAGACCGACTCTTATAAAGGCAGAGCTAACAAAAATTACAAGCTAACTTAAAATTAACGTGAATACAATTACATTTCAGGACGTCTATCAGACAACTACCGCTCGTGGTCAGTTTAAGCTCGGTCAACGCGCTGCAACTGCCGACGGTCGCGAATGGCAGTATGTGAGGGCACAATCTACCCTTGCAACTAGTCTCGTAGCCGTTCCAGACGCAGTAGCAAGCTCAGACCTTTACTCATCTTCAACAGACAGTCAAGGACGTATTGTATACCTTACTCGTGCTGCTAACTCACTCACCGTGGGAGCGTACGAAGATGGTATCGGCGTAGTAGACGGAGGTACTGGTATCGGTCAAACATTCAAAATCCGCACAAACGATGCAACCACATTCACTCTCTACCCAGAGACTGCACTTGGTACTGCGCTTGCTGTAGCGGATTCTGACCTTACTTACATCAGCATGAGCTATGTAGACCCAGCAGCTGTTACATCTAAGATTCAGATGGCGCAGGGTATCGCACAGGCGTCATTTGCAGCAGCTGACTACGGTTGGTTGCTTACAAATGGTACTGGACGTGTGCTCGCTGGTGAAGCGCTTACTGTTGGTGCAGGTTTCTCTACTGGAGACGACACTGCAGGACAGGTAATCAAGGCAATCACTGCCGAAGGACCATTCGATGCGCAGAACCTCGGTTATGCAATCGTTGCTGGTGCTATCGACGGTGGACACCTTGTTATGGTAAACATCCGATAGTTTATCGCTTTCCTCTCTCATTATTGGGAGGGGAGGTGCGATAAGTTATCGCTAGGAGAATAACAAAGCTCCTATTATAAATATAAGATTTGAAATATGGCAGAAATTGCTACAAATCCGAATGACTATAAGGTTGTCACGTTCACGAACAAGACAAGCTTTGCATTCACACCTGAATTGGGCTGCATGTACGACAGTCTCCCTATCTTTGGAAAGTCAGGTGCATCAGTAGAACCTGGTGAAAGTGTCGTATTGCCTTACCATATTGGTAATTTACTCGCTAAAAATCTCGCAAAAGCGGTGATGAATCGTAACGCTCCAGAAGATGCAAAAGGCATACCAACAGGAGTATCACTTTGGGATGAAGAATCCCTAAAGCGAACACAAGCATCATTTATTACCGAGATGTATAGCGAAGAAAAGCCAGCAGCAATGACTGAGACAGACCGTCTCATGGCTAAGGTAGAAGAATACAAACAATTGGTAGAAAAGTTGATTCCAGACGCAGCTAAAACTGCAACAGGAACACCAAATGACGCACCGCAGTCACCTGGGAACAGTCCTGCAGTGTACTCAGATAAAGCAGATGTAATTGCCGAACTCGAAAAGCGCGCTATCCCACACGATAAGCGAAAGAGCAAGGACGAATTGGAAAAACTACTCGTCAGTTAGTGACGCAACCAGAGCGTACAGACGAGTATGGGAGTGCAAGCCTCCCCTCTGGTTTACTATGGAAACACAGGTTATTACAACAGAAAAGATGGAAGCTCTAAAGGCTCTTGCTGACGCTAACGTAAAAGTTAGTGAAGTAAAAGGCGTTATTGCCCAGCTTAAAGTTGAGGAATCTGCTTATTTAGAGAGCCGTGAGAAAAAAGCCTTAAAGCAGATTCAAAAAATCCTTGAAGAGAGTGAATCTGTACTAAAAGAAGCCCTCTCAAACTATGAAGCTATCCATCAATTTGCTAAAGACACTTCACAACTCGCTGATTTTGTCAAAGAAGCTTACGGAGACTTCAAAAAACTGCAAGTCACGTTTAATGATTACACCGCAGCGTGGGAATCAGACATCAAGGCAAAAGAAAGTACGCTGTCTGAC